GCCAAACTCTAGCGCATATGTGTCTGCCGTCTTAAACTCAAATGGAATAAGCCGGGTCACGTTTGAGCTGTCTTTGACTTCCCCAAGGTATTCTGTGCCCGGACGGCGCGTGACACCGCCGTGTGGCTGCACAATCATGTTTGTTAAGGTAGACAGCCCCTCACGGTACTTTTCAATCGTCACGCGCCCTTCTAGGCGCGGTGAGATTTCCCCTGCGGTGAATGTGCTAATCGCTGGTGCAGATCGCGCCATTTAGAACCTCGCTTCAATAAACTCGCTGGCCTCTAGTCGCTGTGGCGCACCTTCGGTTCCGTCTACAAATGTTGCCTGCTTCAGTTTGCTAGCATACTCAGAAGCCATTATCTGCTTGACTGTGTTTGATCCTGTGATTGCATAGCTGACCTCAAACGCCAAAGCAGCAGCCAAAACATCAATTAGGCTGGCATCATACTCCTGCGGGTCAGTCACGCGGGCAACATATTTAATTTTGCATATACCTTCGTCAGACAGCAGCTTACGGCCTTCAATCACAAACACCGGGCCGCCAGTATTGCTAAACATATTATCTTGCGGATACGACAAAGTTCCGTTGCTAAATTCTAGCACGCGCAGGCAGTATGGATTGGTTGGGAGTGCATATTGGTTGGCATAACCAAATGCAGGCGCTTCGCTTTCTTTTGCCAACTCAGTTCTGCGGATTAAGCAGTTCCAAGGATGCGCACGAAATACGCTATCGCGCACGCTATCATAACGCTGATTGATCAATCGCGCTGGTTTACTGTTTTCGTCAAAGCTTGAGATGTTGTTGGCTCCCAAACTGTTCAGCGCGTAGTTGGCAATATCAACCGTACTGGTCATCAGCTATCTCCATGTAAAAGAAGGGGCGGCGAACCGCCCCACCTTATTTAGTCAACCACATACTTGATTGTCAGTTCAATAGTGCCTGTGCCAGCAGCACCGCCCATTGTTACTGTGATTGCCACGCCATCCTCGTTTGTGTCTGTCTCTGAGCCTGAGCCTAGAGCTAGAGTTGCAAGGACATCTACTTTTTGAGCAGATGTTGACGCTGCTGCTGCTTTGTATGCTGCCGCTGACGCAGATACTGCTGTACCCGCCGCGTTTGTGTGTGCCGCATAACCTACAGACAATGTTGTTGATGCACCTAGCGCGTCATGCGCCAAAGAACCTTCCAACAAACGTGCGCCATCAGGCAAGACAAACATCTCAATAACGTCACCAGACGCTAGTGAAGATGCCTCGTATGTGCCATGAGCCACGCGGATACGACCGCCAAGCTCATTTGCTTTGTTCATCACGGCTGGGGTTGCGCGTGAGTTTGTGCGTTGTGCTGAATATACAGTAGCCATTTGTCAGTCTCCTTATTATTCGCTGCACGCGATTTCAACGACTTTGGCTTCTTCCATGCGCGTCGCACCTACTGATTGACAGTAGTAAACCTGCGTTGCGTATGACTTGTCAGCACGTTCATCAATGCGAGCTGATGGCTCTTTGCCAACCGCTAGTTTGATGCCGTCACCAGCAAACGCGATAACCTGACGGTCACCTGATCCGTCTGTACCCAGACGGTTGCTTACATGGAATTGGAAGCCGACGAATGTGTTGATTTCACCCATCGCCAACGCCTTGACGGTGTTGTAGTCGCTTGATGTTACAGTCGTGTTGTTCAACAGATCAGAAACCTGCTTAGGCGAAACAACGATGTGACGAGGGATAGATGGATCAACATTTCCGCTGTCCAAGATTTCCTTCGCTGACACCAACTTAGCAATAGTCAAACCAGAAGCTGCAACCGCAATTTTCTGTGCTGATGGTAGTGCTGTAGATGTCGAACCGTCTTTACCTGTGTACGCTGTACCTAGAGCAGCAGCAATGATGACATCATCAATTGCACGGCCCATAGCGGCGGCAGCAGCACGGCTGTATGTTGATGTCGGATCAACAAGTAGACGCACTTTGTCTTGATCGTCAATCAAGTCTGCGTACTCGTAGTCAGACATAGTAACCATGCGGCGTGAGTGTGGTGTATCCACAATAGGTGTGTCCGCGTGGCGTGAAGTGCGTAGAACAGCAGCCGCTGATCCTACTTGGTCAAAGAAAGCTTTCTCGCCATTGACAGTTTCCGTATCTACCGCTGCACGCAACAGAGAACCCATCTGCTGTGATAGCATCTGGACGTTTGAGGAAAACTGATTGACAAAAGCTGTAGTGATTTGAGTAGACATTATGTCATCCCCTTACAGTTTCAGTTTACGATTTGCTGCGCTTGGTTGTCCCTCTCGGGGCCGTGCTACTGCTTAGGGCAGCTACTCCGCTTGACGCACAAGCTTGTGTCGCGGGCCTTTCGGTTATCCGCTACATGTACTCCCTAAGTCGCAGAACCTCTGTAACATAAGTGTCATGCTCTGGATGCATCTTATCAAAATAAGGCCCATCTCGTCTAGTCATCTCTGCAATTTGCCGTGATGCCTCTTCTGGTGTCATAATTAGCTCTGTCGGTTCACCAACCAAATTGTCTTCGCCAATCTGTTCAGCCAGCTTTGCAAACATCCGAACAACGTCAGGGTGATCGCCAAGCATCCGACCATCAGAAAGCTGAACCTCTTCAAACATCTCCATGCCTTCTTGCCCCAGCAATGTCCGCGCAGCATTCTGTGCAAGCGCCATGCGCTGCTCAAATGCCTGTCCAAACTCTTGGCGCAACTCTGTTTCAGCCTGAAACACAGCCTCTTCTGCGCGTGCCTGCTGGGCTGCTGTACTGCTGTCGCCAGCTTCTTTTAAAAACCCAACAAGGCGATCTGCTTGCCGAGGCTGCAAACCAGCCTCCCACATTGCTTGTCGCAACGCCGAAACGCTTTCATCATTCGCCCCATCGCCCAGATCAAACTTGTAACCATCTGCGCTGTCTGGGCGACCCACATTTGCATACCATTCGTTGTACTGATCATCAGTCCAACTCTGCCCAGGCTTGGCAACCTTATCAGCACCAATCATGCGCTGGGCATTTACATAACTCTTTGCCAATGCTCCCGGGTCAGTGAACGTGCGCAAGCTTGGCTCATTGCGCAAGTCTTCTGGTAAACTATCTAAAAAGCTAACTGGTGCCGCATCTGCCGCCACAGCTTCTTGAGACCCTACATCTGGGGTTGCCTCTTCGCTCATACTTTATCCTTCTCTTCGGACAACATTCTGACGATCAGCAGCACAGCCGCGCGTTGTCCTTCATTAAATGCAGTTTCATAAGGATCGCCAGAAAACGTGGTTGCCTCAAACCCAAACCGGGTTTTAAGATCACTCAATACTTGCGCACCGTCATCTGTGTTGAACGTGCGCCTATAGGCTAATTTTAATTCTTCAACCTTCTTCATTCTTGTGTGGCCTTAATCAAAGGCGCAATATTACCGCCAGCCTCGGCTGCCAACATCTGCTCTTGCATCTGCTGCTGCGCGGCTGCCTGCTCGGCCTGCTGACGGCGCACCTCTTCTACCTCTGCCGTGCCGCGTATCACACGCGCTGGCAGGCCAGCAGTCTCAACCAAATACTGCACCATCGCATCGCCATCCAAATAATCCGTAACAGGCGCAACTTGGCTAACCTGCAACAAGATTTCAAACCCGCGCAGCATCGCCTGCAAGTCTGTCAACTTCTGAGCCTTGGCAAGTGGTGAAACATACTCTATGTCAATGTCCTGACCTTGAAGCTCCTCGGGCGGGGCTGGGAGGAGGCCCGCCCGAAGGAGCAATGCAAAGGAACGAGAAATAAGCGGTTGGAGCAATTCTGCTTGTAGTCGACCGAGGACAGGCCCAAGCAGGCGCATTTTCTCTTCATTCCTCTGCAATACTTCTGTCGCAGTCATGTTGGCCCCTTGGCCCAACAACAACTGGTCAACATAAAACGCCTGCCGAATAGCATTGCGGCGTTGCTCTTCCATATTCAAGCCCAAAGGATTGTTTGCGCCGATGTTCAGCGGCTCCAAACGATCCCTTGTGCCAGAGCGGTAAAAGTTTAATGCGCCAGGCGTTGTACGCACTGGCATCATAAATCCATCATCAGGCACCATCAATGGCGGGTCAATCTGCTTTTGCGCTGCCTTGATCGTCGTTTCAGACATCTTGTTAAGCATCTTAACATCAGGCAAGGCAGTCATGGCAGGCGAACGCCCATAAGTGCTAACGCTATCCTTGACAAATCTCGGACACATGAACGGAAACTCATCAAAGCCACCCTCTGACAGCAGCTCTCGGTTGTCAGCTAAGTAATAAACAGACGCGACAGGCTTCTGCTTTGCCAGCTTGCCTTTCGCTTCTGCCCGGGGAAAGACCGCATGAATGACTTCATGCTCTTTATACGGATCGCCTTCTAAGTCTTTCGCCACAGTCTTTGGCAATGTTGCCTGCGGGAACTGCATTGAAATCGCCCGCGCAGACAATTTAAACTTTCGATACACTGTATCAACACGACCGTCAGGGTCTTCGCTAATGCAAATCTCTGCAATGTGACGGCATGCAAACCGTAAACCATCTGGCTCGGCAGAAACATAAAACGCGCCAGTGCCAAACACCACCAAGTCATAGTACAGCTCATGTATCTCTTGCTGAAAGTTTGACCGATTGAAATGCTGGTACATCTGATCCATGCACAGCTCCAACCACTCATTGGCAGCATCATCGCGTTGCAAGCCCGGATCACGATACCGCATTGAAAACCACGGCGTGCTTGGTGATGTCAGCATGCCATGCAGACTAGAGGCCAACAGCTCAACAGCATGAATAGCCGTGCCATCATAAATCAGCTCAGTGCGCTTGTCGCCTTGGGTTCTCTTTTTCGTAATGTCAGCTTTGCGCGGCAGCATAAAATCTGCCAGCTCCTGCCAATGCTTTTCCCAGTTAGACCGCTGCGATTGCAACGTCTTATATCTTTTGTCCAAACGCGCAACGAGCGGATTAACCTGTACCATTACATCATCCCATAACTTGTCATTAACGTGCGTTTAGGGCGCACCTTCTTGTCTTTCAGACCCTCTACAGCGCCACCCTGCGTCCGACCAGCCATCTTCTGCTGCGCACGCTCTAAAGGATCAACTGTCATCTGACCAAGCTGCGCGGCTGGCTGGGCAGCGCTGCCTCCCATCAGTCCAGCAATATTTGTCAGCTTCTTTTTCTCAATTAGCATATCATCGTCCAATCAATGCACGGCGGCGGCGGGTCTGGCCCTCTTCCTCGCCAGTTCCTAAAAGACCGCCCGGCTTCGTCAGGATCGTTGCTCGGCGTCCCTTCTTAATCATCTCAATGGCTTCGTCTTCTGCCTCACCAACCGACTCTGCCTTGGCTTTTGTGTACTCAGCCTGCGCACCAGCCGCAGTGCCTGTGCCTGCTGTGCCTGTGCCGCGGTCAAATGTTTTCTGGGAGATTTCTTCAAGCTTGTCTGTTGGCTCGTCTTTTTTCTCTTCGCCGCCACCATACGCCGCTTCAAGTTCTTCTAGCCTTTGTTGATCAAGGTATGTCCAAGTATTGGAGGCAAACCCAACTAAACGATTGGGGTCTTGAGCGCGCGCCTTGCGATCTTTTAAACGCTGAATGTCGGCAAGAGCTGGATCATAGTCCTCGCGGCGACGATCATACACTGGGTTTTCTTTTAAGAAGCTTTCAACCTCAGCCTTAGTAGGGCCGAATATAGCCTGATTTACACTCGACTCGCCCTTACCATAAAGAGGATCATTCGCAGCTCTGTCGCCAGCCGTAGCCGCCGCCGCGCTTTTTGGGCCTGTGGAAGGCGATGGCCTCGGAGCATCAATAAAGCCATCTTCATTCACAAAACCAAATTGCTGCTTCTGCTGCTGATCCTGCAAATAGCTAAGACCCCTGCCAACCAAAGAGTTCTTAAAGTAATTCTCAAAAATGCTCGCCATACTTATCTCCTACGCCGCAAATGGATCATAATCCATCACCGCCTTTGCTTGAGGCGCAGCCATGCGTCCTCGATCTTCTCGAATGCCGACTGCCAAATACCTAAAAGCATCCGCAGCGTGCGATGACCAATCATGTACAGGCGATGCCCTAAAGCTCCTAGTGCGCTCGTTATACGCCCGGTGATACTGCCGTAAACATTCCAAGCCATGCTTGCACTTCTCTCTATCAAACCAAATACGCGGCAAAAGCATCTGTGCCGCATGTATTCCATCTTCAACTGGCAACTTAGGAACCACACGGAAATTCAATCCCAAATCCCAAGCAACCTCTCTCCTACTCTTCCCAGACCCAAGCTCCCGAACCTCAATATCATGCGGGGCATTGTGATCCCCATACAGATACCCCTTGCTCGTTAAAATCTTGCAGTAGTGAGGCAAACCCTCACCTCGGGCTTCATAAAAGTCTATAACATGTATAGCACGCCCAATCGTTTGCGTAAACCATACTGCCGTGCTGTCGCCCACGCCCAGATCCCACCATGTGTCAACCTTGGCGCTCGGATCATACGGAACATTCGTAATCCGACCATCCATCTGCACAGCTTCCATCTCCTTGCCATACACAGCACCCGGAACATTCGCATTCCACGAACACTCAAATTCCTGCGCATACTGATCGGCAGTCATCATAGAACGCGCAGCCGCAAGCTCCTCGTCATCCAAAATGCCTGTCTCGCTCGCCTTATACACAGCAGCCAGCCAATCTGGGTTCCCCGCAGCCTCCTCATACTTATCAAAGAAAGCATTGTGACCCTTCGGCGTACCGACAAACACGCACCACCCCTTCCGATCCGACAACGCAGGTCTGATCACTTCAGGAAACACGTTCTCTGGCATGTCAGCGACCTCATCCATGCAGCAGCCATCAAGAAAAATTCCCCTTAAACTATCGGGATTTTCCGCACCGAGAAGCGATATTCTCGCGCCGTTTGGCAGATCACACCGCAATTCAGTCTCGTGAAACTTCACATTCGGTATCTTGCCCGCAAACTGTTTTATATAATCCCACGCTACGTTCTTCGCCTGACGATAGGTGGGCGCCATATAGGCAAACCGGGGGTTAGGCTTTTGGCACATCAAGGCATCCCGCAAGATATGATTGATCGCCCAGACCGTTTTGCCAAAGCGGCGGTGGCAGACAACAACACCCCAACGCTTTTGCGACATCTCGTTGTGCAGCTTTAACTGCAACTCCCTCGGCTCATACGGTATCTCAATATGCGTCAATGCTCTGTGACCTCTTCCTGATCTTCGTAAATCAGTATCCCGTGTTTCTCCAAGATAGCCTCGTATACATCAATAAGCAACACTGCGCATTCAAGCTGCTTTGACATTGAAGGCGACGCTAATATGCCGTGGCGCAAGGCGCTTAGGTGGTTTAGGAGTGCATGCTGTTCGGCAGTCAGAGGCTCAGTCAACATCCCGCTCCCATAGGTGTTATATACGCATATAGCGGCGGGCGGTTTTTCGGGGGGTGGGGGTGCCGGGTTGCGCAAAACGCATGGCTAACCGCAAAACGTATAATGTGAATTATGTTAAAACAGTTTCGACGCAAGAGAAAGCTGTTACATATCAGTAGCTTACAGGACATGTTTATAAAACATAACTTATGCATGGCATGCAAACCACAAGATGTAGTGGTCAGCCTGCCTGATCGCCCCGGCTCCGAGGCAGTCCAGCCAGCCCGATCCGCGCGCGTAGCTGTCAACGTCAGGATGTGTCGTATACACATAATTTGGCATCAATGCTTCGTCGCCTGCTTGCTGTCTTCTTGCTCTTCATCAACCATTGCATTGACCGCGACATCACCACCAGCCCAACTGATTGTAAACGTCTGGGCTTGCGGTTGATCCTCTTTCTTGTCTCGTACACCCCACGGCATGTTGCGTGCTAGCGTCCACTTCAAGCTGTCGATCTCAAGCCTACGCCGCTGCACCTCTGCATTGGCCAGCCTGTTATCCTCAAACGCAGGCAACGGCTCTTGTGCCAGCTTGATGATCTGGTCTGTGTGGTACTCACTCTGCATCACGCGACCCCGACGATATATCTCGTACAGCTCTTCATCACGCAGCACAGCCTGCATCACACCTTGGTATGTCGGCATGTTGCTAGACTTCAGTATGTCCTTGAGCGTTTCACCAATAGCCAACCTGTCTGCAATCTTGTGCATCAGGTCTGCGTCAATCTTTACAGGTTTCTTTGCCATGTTATCCCTCAATGTCTTTTTGCAACTGTAACACAAAAAAGGCCCAGCGCAATGCTGGGCCAGTTCAGTGAGGCAGATTGCGCAGAAGGAAATGGGTAAAGCTCTGCGCTATCAAGTGCCACCACGCTATCAGAATGGAATAGGATCATCAAATGTTTTTCCTTTGATGTCGATCATTTCTGCGCCGGGGAATGATTGCTTGGCAGCTTTCTCCAGCTCACCCATCCAATGCTCCCGAAAGTAACGATACGCCAACGCAACTTCTCGCAACGTTAACAGCTCCAACTCAGGCCGCTGCTCTTTGATCGCACGCCAGCCTCTGCCGTCACGCATGATCCCGAACAGCTCGCCGTCTACCTCTACCTCCCAGACATCCGTACACGCCTTCTCAGCGCCCACACGCTCGGCTTCTGCATCCATTGCCTGCAAACCCCGCACAACAACCTCACAGCGCTTCCTGCACTCTTCTACGTCATTGTCTGCCAGAGCCGCATTCATCTTGGCAACCGCACTGCCATACTTCTGCGCCATCTTGACATCCACCAGCTCGGGCAGCCGATCCGTCCCCCACTTCCGATCCATCTCGATCACCAGCCTGTCAACCGGGGCAACTGCGTAATCACACATGATGGCATCTTTGTTCTGATTGCCATGCAATATACGATCCGACTTCTTTTGTCTTTTAGTCTGCCGAGGCTTTGCCGTCTGCTGGTTCTGTCCCATGTTCCAATCTCCTTACGATCTTTCATGTTGTTGGGTCTTCTATTTCTTCCTTGGCTTTCTATGACCTCACTTCCTCTCCTTGCGAGCGAAGCGTTAGCAAGGTGAGGAGGTGAGGATAGGCATTCAAGACAGCCAAAGCAGTAAAAAGCACTCCGCTGCTTGCGGAGCTTTTTCTTTTTTTTGGTTCTTTTTTTTCTTTTTGCTCGTTAGTGGATTGACAAATCCTCCTCACCTCTGTAATTTCCGTAGGAAATTCACGTTTCAAGGTGAGGAAAATCTGATTAGCCGCCCAATGAGGCGGTTTTTTTGTGCCTTGAAGTGAGGAAGTGCTTTTCGTTTTCATTGCATAACCCATTGATTTCATTGCATCCTCACTTCCTCACCTCAAGTGAGGACAAGGTGAGGAAGTGAGGAAATTATACCTCATCCCACCTGATTTGCTCGCCAACGATAATTGCAGCCACTTCACGCCCTTGCCGACTGTCATGCACCTCGGCTGTTTTCAGCACGTTCGTCTTGATCCACTTCTTTACGATGGCTTTGATTTTTGCTTTGTCCTTTTCCTTTTCCATGTCGAGGTTAAGCTCTTCTGCCACGGCATGGCCTACATAGTTTGCGGCTTGGACGCTCGCTCTGTACGGCGTTTGGTTGGCCTCTGCTTGTTGTACAAGTTTTTGTACGTTTCTGGCATTGTCGGCTGTCACGCCGTCAAAGAGATCAGGCAGCTTAAACTCTGTGGCGACACCTATATGTTCGCCGTTTGCTATTTCAACGCTTTGCATACGTCTGTAGACTGCCTTGTCTGATGGCGGCGCAAGGTTTGCCTTACCGTCATCTACTCTGAAGATGCCGAGCGCTTCGTGTTCATCTACACCGAGCGCCATTGCGTCCTCTGGTGTTATTCTGTTGATCACTCTGGCTGCCCGGGCTGCCCCGATGAGCGAGCCTGCACCTCTGACGCTGTCAATCGTTGCGTCATCACCGTTGCCTTTTCTGATGTGGTGTACGAGCTGGACTGAGCTGTTTGTGTCTCTTGCGAGCTTTCTGAGCATTGCCACGACAGCTTGGATGCTGCCGTTGTTGTTCTCGTTGACGAGGTGCGCACTGACAAATGGATCTAGGATGACTGCGCCAATTTTGTTTTCTTTTATCTTGCGGGTCATGGCTGCCAGCATGTCGTCGTTTGTGATGAGGCCGTCCCGGCTTTCTGCTGCCAGCGTGATCTGCATGGTATCCTCACCGTCCATGAACAGTCGGCCTTTGATGTCTTCTGGCTTGATGTTGTAATGCTGCATAGCTGCGATTGTGCGCATCTGCATTTCGCTGATCGGGTCTTCAAGGTTGATGATCCAGACGTTTGTCTGCTCTTTCACTGGCACGCCGAGCAGGTCTTTGCCTGTTGCGATTGCCAGTGCTTCTACGATTATAGCTGATGTTTTACCTATGCCCCCTGCCGAGGCTGTGACACTGATGTACTTCTTGATGTAGTCGTAGCCGTACACCCACTCCCTGCGCGGCAGCGTGAGCGCGTTGAACATATTGTAGGGTGTAGGCCATGACTGCTCGTCTTTGTCTGCCAGAGCTGTGTTCTGCTGCTCCATGCGTTCCTGCACTGGATCTGGCGGCGGTGTCCAACCTTTGTTTCTGGCACCGTCTATTGCCTTCTGCACTTCATTGCGTGTGTCGTCTACTGTGTAGCCTGCCAGGGTGAAGCCATCTGTTATGGCGTGGATCTCTTCGTCTGACAGCCCTTTGGTGACGTATGAGCCGACGAGGCGCACCATGTTTAGGTGCCAATCGTCACCTGCTAGTACATTCTGCACTGCCAATTGCCGATCCATTGCTTGCTGCCCGAGGTCTATGCTGATCGTGCTAGCTGCCTGTGCTTCTATCTTTGGGAATGCTCTCGTTAGGCGTTCCATTGGCTGCGGGTCACGATCCGTACTAAATTCTGTACGCATTGTGACGAGTTCAGGGACGTAGCCTTTGTCTTGCTTCTTTTTGTTGGGCCAAGAGACTGTGCCTGCCACGCGCATGATGCGGCTTGGGTTGATGACTGCCGGGTCTGTTTGCAGGCTGGCTGCTATGGCTTTCTGGACATCGCGCCATGCGTCCATGTTTTGGCATGGCTCTTCCAGCTCCCAGTATGCGTGGCCTCTGGCGAAGGGTGTTGTGCCTGTCTTGACTGACATTGTGAATTTGGGGCCAGCAAAAGACATGATGTTTTCCATTGCGCCTTTTGTGTCTGCGTCTGCGAAGCAGTAAAAGGCTGCCATGATGTCTGTGTCTTTGGCGGCTTTGCCTGCCGGGATCGGGCTGATCGGATCGACAGGGTTGATGCACATGTAGATGTTGGCCTTGGCTTTGTTCATTGCCTCGGCGTGTTCGACTGCTTGATCAATGTCTGCAAGATTAAATCTTGCTGCATTGGCTGATCCACCTTGCGATATGGATCGTATCTCTATTAACGGCTGTCCGACTTGGTTCCAATTCTTTGTAATCTGTGATATGAATTGTTTTATGATTGCGGATTGGGGAGCCATTTCCATTTTGTGTTCCATTTCCAATTTCATTTTCTCCCTGTTGGACTTCCCCGGCGATTAATACCGCCGGGGCTTTTTGTTTAGAACTCCATGTCATCGTCTGCGGCTGCTGGTGCAGGCGCGGGAGCTGGTGTTGGCTCAGTGGCAATGCCTGCCGCAGCGCCTTCCTTTAGGCAGTCGGGCTTTTCAACCCACTTAACGATTTCAAAGATGGGGTAGCAAGTCGAGCCTTTTGTGAACTTAAGCTCTTTGGCTTCCTTCATTTTGATAAGGGGCATTTGGCCTGCCGCTGGCTGCTCGGTCAGCAGGGGTGCCAAGTCTGCCAGAGCTGACCAGACGCCTGCGCCTGCCTGCTCCCACATTGCAACCTTGCCGCCGCCAATGGCGCACTTGACTGAGAAACCCTTTTTGTATTCGTCGCCCGGCTTTTGCATCATTTGGTTGACGTTGGGGTTCCACTTCCATTCAGGCGCTACGCCTGCCATGCCTTCTGATTTTTGCCAGCCTGTTTTCAAGCTGTCCAAATCAATGACAAAGCCTTTAGTTTGCGCCTCGGCATACTCATCCTTTGATGATCCTTCGCGCAAGAAGAATTGCTTGGCGCGGACTGCTCCGTCCTGCGTGCCTCTTGCTGACCATCCAAGAAATGTGTTGATGCCATCTCCACCGTTGTTGCCTAAATCAATTTGAAACATTTTTGTGTCCTTTCACTTTGTTTCTTTGTTGACGTTGTTGTGCGCGTGACCCTGCGCTGGGATCAAATGCCATACAGCTCTTCCCTGATTGCCTCTCCACCGTTCCAGTAGAAAGAGTTTGGGTTGACCGGGATGACATCTCTGATGTCTGCCGCGCTGCCTGCGCGGAGAAACTTTTCAAGCCTGCTGATCTGCTTCTTTGCTTTGGTGAGCAGCTCAGTAGGATCGCCGTCTTCCAACATGCTTGTCTTCTTTGGCGTGACGTATAGGAACTTGACGATCTGGTTGCCCCGGGCTTTCTGATAGATCGCGCGTTGGAGCTGATGTTCTGCCGACATGGTGCTTGGCATGCGGCCTGTTGTTTTTAGATCGACAACCAGACCATGCTCGGGAAACACCAAGTCAAGGTATCCAATGACAGGGATTTCATAATCATCTGTCTTAGCAGTGATACTGATTTTCTCTTGACCCTCTTCTGGAAACTCTGGTGCGCCGAGGTGTTCAAGCTCCCCGATTGCCAGCTCCATGCAGGGTTCAATCATTGCTCGTTCCTTGCTGGTCTTCTCGTCACCAATAGGAAAGAACTTGTCGAACTTTTCTAATGCCTGATCCAGTGCGCCTGCCTTGTGTAGCTTGCCTGTTAGAAATGCCACAACTGCGTCCTCTGTGCAGATGCCACGCATTGCGGCTGCTGACATAGGTGTGCGCTTTCCGAACAGGTAGGAGGCAACCCAAACATCTGGCGCGTTTGTCCAGAGGTTGATGCTGGACGCTGACAGGTGCTTGATGTTGTGTTTTTCAAATCCGTTCATAGCGCAAGCTTTCCATATAGTGCCAGCAGCGCGGCCTCTGCGCGTCCATCGTCTTTGGCGCGGCTGAACATGCTTGCCTGCTTGGGAAACCTCTGGCTTGCCAAGCTGCGTGACACGCCCTTGTCCCGGCTTAGGCCAAGAAAGGACTTCCACTTTGCTGGGGTGACGAGGTGCATTGGCACCTTGTGCGATGCGACTGCCATCTGCGTTGCACCGTATGACTGCCCGAAGCGGAACATGCTTGACACGCCTTGCCCGCGCATGGCTGCCACCTGTTCTATGACTGCAACGTGCTGCTCGTCATCTTCGGGTTTTAGAATTTCGTGTAGCTCGTATAGGTTTAATTCTGTTTTGCCTTTTGCGTTTTTGTACACTGGCATGTCGAAACATTGGATGTGGTTTTCTTTAGGCCAGTAGAACGCGACAGCCCCAGTGAACCCGGGGTCTATGCCAATGAATACTGTCATTGCGGTTCCTTTATTTTAATGCCGTTGACATGCAGGAAGAAAGCCAACGCCTCTTCCGTTAGGTCACGCAGCGACTGCTCGTTGCCTTGCATTTTGTTTCGGACATCCTGCAAAGCCTTCATGGCTTCTGCCAACTCAGGCTTGATCCGATGGTTCCATTGCGCTTTTCGTTCTTTCATTTTGCCCCCAAGGTTGCTAGGATGTTTTAAGATATAATGCTAGCAATATTTTTATGCAATAGTTAATTTTTTGCTAGCAATCTGCTGAAAAGTTTGCTAGCAGATATTTATTACAAGAAAGGAAATGGCAATGACAACTTACGACATAACAGCAGAGAGGTTTGTAGTGAAAACAGCAGACGAACTGACACATGAGATCGCTTCCGAAGAGCGGTTCATTACCAAGCAGCAGGCAAAGATGGATCGCATGCGCAGCTTGGAAACAGGCGTTAGATCAAGCACGATCAGCACCGACTTGGCAATGTTTGAAATCTCAATCAGCAATGCCGAGGCCCGCATATCAATAATGAAAAAGCAATTGGAGAACATGAAGCATGGTTAATACAGTTAGTGTTGAACGGCGCAATAGCATTAACATGGATAACGTGGACATCAGCCTAGACAACTTTAGAAAGGCATTCGAGCGTGACCCCACGCAAGATGAAATAGCAATGATGATGAAACTGAAGGCGTTAAAGCAAGAGCGTCAAATCAATACAAGCAACACTGGCAACTTGATGGATCGCAGCAAGGTCAGCCAAGAGCTTGCCATTGCCCGGGCGAATAGAAAACTTCAGAACAAAGTGAAGTGTACGCCGCGTGGCATTCAGATCAACAAGATGCTGAACTACGGCCTGACTGCCGAGCAGATCATGGATGTATTACAGCTATCAGAGGTGCAGGTCAGCGCGACTGTTGATCGGTTCAAGCTGCCTCGCCCTGTGACTGACTTGGTGTTTCACCAGAAAGTCAGGAATTAATCGTGTGGGCTGCGAAGTGTCGGGAATAGCAGAGCCTGCCAGCGTGTATACATATGTAGATACGCTGCCGCAGCCCACAGCAAACTTTTATCATACCATAAAGTGAGGACAACATGGAATTTTTTACAGCGCTCTACATTGAATATGCGATTAAGGGTAGACAGATCGAAACATTTTTGATCCTGCCCAGCAGCGAAGCCTGCCAGATCGCCATACGCGACAATGAAGATATGTACCAATATTTTTACGCTGATGGTGACGTTAATATGTGGTGCTTGGATACTGGCGTGATGGCTAAGTCGATCAGACCGAAGCTGCGTCCGAAAGATTTTTAAGTGTTACATTTTTATGTTATGCTTTGCTTGTGTAGCCAACACAAGAGGAGCCACCCTTGCCATACAAGGACAAGGGGAAACGAGCAGAGCACAATAAAAAGTATGGCGCGGCGTGGTACAAGCGGAACCGTGAGAAAACTATTGCGCGTACAAGCCTGCGAAAGAAACAAGAAAGGCAAAAGTTTAGGGAATACAAAGCAGGCTTGTCCTGCTTTTTTTGTGGTATGCAGCACCCAGCAGTTATAGACTTCCACCACCCAGAAACGTCCGGGGACACAAAGGTCAGCAAGTTAATACAGCAAGGGAGCTTCAAGAGAGCATATGAAGAGGCCGACAAATGCATTCCGCTTTGCGCCAACTGCCATCGCATCTATCATTGGATTGAAAGAGAGGGAGAAAAAGATGAGTGATCTACCAGAGTATTTTATAATTGCCAACAAGATCGTGGAACGCGCAGAGCGCGGGCTGCCACAGGATCGTTGGATGCGTGGGGATAGTGAGCAAGAAGCCCTAGTGCGGGCTTACATTGCATTGCAAAAAGCTTGCATCAACATGCACAACGACATCATCCAGCGCGGCACAGACGCAATGGATATTGATTAGGGGAACTGCTTGTCTTCTGGTTCCATCTCGCCGAGATCAGATCCAAGCTGACGCAACATCAGTTGCAGCTCACGCCGTCTGTCATCATCCTTCTTGGACAGCCCGCCCTTTGGGATGTTGTCCATCAGCTTTTCATATTCCATCTCAAGCGCGTTGTACTTGTTCATCAACGACTTGCGTTTTTCTTTCATCATGCCCGGCATTATTTTCCGTAGCCTCCACCCATCATTGATTTCTTCTTGCCTTTTTTCTTATGCATATTTGTCCCTCATTAGTAGTGCTTCAACAAAGATCGACAGCTCGTTTGTACCAGAAGATGACCTTGCTTCAAACTGAAAGTCTGACTTTGGCGCAACCCGAAACGGTATCTGCCGATCAAATGTCTGCATGTCAGATTGGAATGTGGAGTTAGCCACGCGCAGTATGCGCCCGCTGCTGCTGTCCACTCGGTTGCGATAGCTGATGTACTTATTCGGGTTCACTGTGCCAGAGGTCAGAGAGATACGAAAGATGTACAAAGAATGCGCAGCCGGGACAGAGAACAAGCAAGCCTGCGTTGTTCCAATTCCAGCACCAATAAAGCCATAAACAGTCCCGCTGTTTGACAGCGTGATGTCACCCACGTTGCTGCCTGCCAAGATTGTCGCATTGTTTATGCGATAGAATGAATTGGTAGTTGTGACAGGTGTAGTGCCAGTGACCGTGATGATCTCGGCAATGCTTTCGTAATCAGCATCCAAGCCAGATATGACAATCGCCATTGTGTCGGACGCGCTGGTTGATACGACATCCATCTGCACTGCGCTGCTTGGGAAGGCGTATGTGCCAGTGCCGTTCCAAACCGTCTGAAAGGTAGTGCCGAGCGCAGGAACGTAGCCAAAGATATTCTGAGGAACCAGCTCTGGCAGCCGCTCCGACGCGATCTCCAACAGAGCGTGCGGGCTGTCTACATCTTCGTGAAAGTATCCCATCAGGCTTTCTTCTTCTTGTTCATCATTGATATGCGCTTACCTTTGCGCACAGCTTCCTCTTTGGATGACGCGCCCCAAGCCTTCAGTGATTTAAGCAGCGGCGTGTCCTTGCCGTCCTTCGTCTTTGTCGGCCCAGGCATCTTGCCCATGCGTTGCAGGAAGGCTGCCCGCCTGCCGCTGTTGCCTGTTCTTTCCGGGGGTCTACTCATGTCACGACCTGTTCATCATTGATTTCTTTTTCGGCTTCTTCGCTGTCTTTGCAGCAGCCTTAAAGTTTGCAGCAGTAGGTGCGCCCTTTTCTCCGGGCTTCCTCATGCGCTCACCAGAACCAGCGGCGATCCGAGCACGCTTTTTGTGAATGTTTGCATATAATCCTTCAGCCATCTAACCACCCATGTATCTTTTGTGTTTGTTCGATCCGATCATATAGACCATGATTGCCGCCATTGATGCGACGAGTTATCTTCTCAATTGTGCCGACATCAATGCCATTGTCGGCAATGTCCCACAGTTTGTTTTTATCAAAGTACCACATTGCTGTTTCAAATGCATACTCATTCTCAACAAGCGATGGGTCTTGCAGCACTTCAATCAGCCGCATGTCTTTGGCAAATGCTCTATAGTTGTCATGCCCGGTGAGCTGAATAAACCCACGGCCTAAAAACTTTGCGGCCTCTTCTTCTGTTTCGTTGCCCATGCGCCCGGCATACACCTTGCCTGCCAGACCTGTCGGGTTCTTGGCGTATGGCACAGCATCTTCGACTGTCGGGAAGCGCGAAGGCCAGACCGCCTGTATGCGCTCTGGCGTGCTATAGTACAAGCTTTCCTTGGTGCGCCGAAACCCCGCGCTTTCGTGCGAACACTGCCCAAGAATATGCGCAGCTCTGATCGGTGTTAGATCGTAGTGCTTTGCGATTGCCCGGGCAGTGTTGGGGCCGAATGCACCGTCAGGTGTGGCACCGCATTTTGCCTGCAAGCATTTCATTGCTTCGCTCATTTCTTTCCTCCAAAGAATTTAGATACAGCTCTTATTCCTAGCGATGATGCTACCACGGCTCCCAACGAAACCTGATACCAATCGGGCATGTTGGCGAGTGCAGCAAATCCATCGTCTACTACCTGCCTGCCCCAATCACCACAGAACGCTAGGATCATGGGAATGCTGAACAGCAGCGTGATCCACTCGTCGCGCCAACTGTTCTGCGTAGCGCGTATCGCTTCCAAGTCCCAATCAATCTCACCTGTTAGCTGCTTCTTTTTAATCTCAGCTTCAGTCAGCTTGACCGCTGTCTTACTTTCTATGTAGGCAGTTGCAAGGCTGCCAACGCTGCCCAGTATTTGACCAATCATTTCTTAGCTCCCGACGAAAAACCAAAGTATGCGCCGACAACTGCCGACAGCGATCCGTACATCATCATCAAAACTGCGCTCGCTTCGTTCATTCGAGCTGGATCAAAGATAACTGCGAATGTTGATATTATCATCATAGCCAAACAGGCCCATGTCATTCGACGCTTATTAACTTGATAAGCTTCTTTATCAGGAATTAGCTCGTTCATCGTAATGCTCCGCTATTCGTTTATTGCTCGTGATTATAACCACTTTTCCGTCTTTGTCCAAAACTGTATACTTTACCACTTTCCCATGTAGACACCTAAGTAATAGATTGCCAGAACAGCACCAGTGATTGCCAGCAATACGCCAGCCGCAATCTGGATTTGCTCCATTTTCTTTTCATGTGCTAACTGTGCAGCCTTCTTGGCTGCCTGCCGCTGCTTGCGGGCTTCCATCTGCCACTGCTGCCAGCGATCCCAAGTGCCGGGCGGTGCGTACAGTCGGCAGTAACTTTCTAACTCTGCACGTTTTTGACGTAGGTTTTCTAAATGCTGGAACTCTTCCCAATCTCCCTCAGAGCTGCCAGTGATCGCCGTGATCGGGCTGCTCTTCTTTTTCTGGACAGCCTCTTTTACGTCTTCTTCTGCTGATAGGAATTTGCCAACTGCGCCAATCAGCCCGGCAGTTTCCTTGCCGTTGCCGAGCGCAGTTTTTATCACGCTATAGGCCGCGTTGGCTGCGGCAATGCTCTCCAGAATAGCCATTACAAATTCCCATATTCTGCGCAGCCAATCCATGCAGGCTGCAATACAAGATAAGTATACTCTATTTCTGGGGATTTATAAATGCACAGCGCCATCGGCATTGCACCGCTGGAAGTGTTGACCCACACATAAACAATGTGGATCAGCACAAATAACATCAGCCCATCTTCATTAAGACCGCAACAAGCATCGCAATGATCGTACCCGCTGCACCAATCAACAGACTTTCAATCCGCTTGATCCGCGTAAAGACTTCTTTGAACTGTATTCTGACTTCGGTCTTAACCTCAATCACTTCCTTTTCCAGTCCGTCAATGCGCTCATGCGCGGATGCAACAGTACGTTTGTCCATCTCGTTCCTCTTACGGTGCTACAGGCCAATCGGCATCATCTAGGTTAGGCCACGCATCTAAGTCTGATAGATCACGCAGCTCTTGGCGGTATGTCGCCCAAGCAGTCTTGGCTTCATTGGTCAATGGGCTGTCATTCATCTGCGTCCAATCGCTGTCAGCTAATAGCTGGTTGCGTGTGGCACGATGACCCTCGGCAGTCTTGGCATCTAGCCCTGCCTGATATGCCGCCTCATGCTCTGCCTTGGTTGTCGTAACGCCATCTTCTGTAGTGTCTTGGAACATGTCACGAGCAACGTAGTTCTCCACCCAGTTACCATTGGCATCTTGGACAACACCATCACGCACTGACACCTGATAGTCGCCTACTGTAGCCGCTGGGCTGCGTAGCACTGGGTCAAGGTCTAGTGCGTCTAAAGTTGCCGCTTTCCATACACGAGGTAGGGACATGTTGGGGTTAGCTGCCCTGATCTGCCCTTGCGTCATTACAACGCCAGTAGTTCTATTACGATATTCGCCCATGTTATTTGATCCTTATACTATGGGGTTGAGCCTATGACACGGCATAGAAAATATAGCTTGCGCTTGATACGTTGATGTTTGTCGCTGAAACCTGATTGACTGCAAAGCCTGATGATACAGGGTCAATACTATCATCTGTTGTAACTTCAGCAGCCGTTGTGTTTAGCGATAAGTGCGGATCATTGGCGGCAACAATACCACGTTCTGTGTCCCAGATATACCAATCGCCCGTGCTGTCTGTGCGCTTGATTAGCACAAAACGTGCGCCACTAGAGAAGCCGCAGTTAATCGTTTGCGTGGAACCATTCCCAGTATAACTCCCCACCTTGGATACACCATCAAGTGAGGCGAATAGGTAGGCTATGTAGGTTGATCCTGAACCGTTTACAGCTGACCCGTGAAAAAGAGTAAAGTCAGTAGCTGTTGGCGCAGTGTCATACCAAAGTAACCCATCTGCCGCAGGGCCTGTGTTATCTAAATAGAGATAATCTGTTTCGGGTGCATTATCTCCATCAACATTTAAGCCACTATGGTACACATACCAGTTGTTAGATACATCACGCTGCTTCACCCACATCATCTCAGGCGCAACACCAAGGTTATGGCTTACAGTACGCCCTGCTGTTCCGTTCCCCGTGTAAGCAACGACATCCATGAAGGAAGGGGCACGTTTCCACATCCAAGCAAACTGAGATGAAAAGTTTGCAACAGACGGATAATCCAAACCAGTCATACTATCCCAAGAAAAACCATCCGTGCTTTCAGCGTTGGTTGTGTTCGCTTGCAACTCTTTATCTGTCAATCGTGTATGGACAATACTATTAGACCCCGTTGGAAACTTTCTTATAGCAAAATCTACTGGGAACCCAGAAACAAACGCATCATTCGCTGTTGACGACATGTTTGTGCCGTAAGTTGCATCAAACACATCAGTCGCACTCTCAGGCACCGCCATTGGGCCACGGCGTATGGCTATGTAGATGTAGTTGTTGCCTGATGTATTAACACCGCCAGCAGTTGTGTCTATTTTAAAACCAGTAGGTGTTAGCTGCAATGAACTTAAAGAGGTTTCAGCGTCAGACACATTTGGAAACAAACCTGCATCATTTGCACCAGTAACAATACCACGCATGTTATCGTGTATGCGCCAGTATTGACCAGCATCTGCATCTTTAATAAGCAACCACTGAGGCTCAAACCCTAAGTCAATCTCAGGGCCATCAGTAGAGCCATTACCAGTATAACTCCCACACTTGATAATGTCCTGATCCCCTGTAGGGCCGAACTCACCGTCACCATCATTGTGGGCGAATAGGTAGGCGACGAAGGTTTCACCAGATGCGTTAACATTGCTTTGAGTCCCTAAAGTAAACTGTGTATTTGTTGGGGTTGTATTGTTCCAAAAACCACTATTAATATTTGCCCCTGCTGTAGTATTAAGCTGCAAGTATTTAGTGTTTCCAACACCACTATGATAAACCCCCCAGTTTTTTGCTATGCTAGTGCATTTTACAATAATACACGCTGGAACTGCCCCAAGGTTATGACTAATATTCTGAACAGAACCTGTTCCAGTATAAGTCACCACATCAAAGAACTTAGGGGCTTTGCGGAATGTCCAAGAGGCGTGGTTGTCACCACTTCTGTTTATAAACGCTGACGTTCCCATGGAAAACCCATTAGAATTAAAAGCAGTAAGCGTTTCGCTATTTGAGTACTCAGGATTTGTGGTATCAGATTGCAAACGTTTGTAAACGCCACGCTCTGTGTCGTACAGCTGATGCTCTAAAGTAAAACTTCTATTCTTAACCCAAACCAAACCACCTTCGCCACTTAGGTCAATATCGTTGGTTATCGTTTGTGCAGAGCCTGTACCAGTATACAAATAAGTGCTGAACACATCCTCAACATTCAGGGCTTCACCACTAGCAGCACCCGCAGCGGCTTGTAATAACTTCTTTTTAGTTGCCATCAGTTATTACTCCTTAACCTAGTGCTTGACCCGCAGTAAATCCGTACCAGTTAGTACCACCATCACGAGTAGTGAATACAAAGACATCCTTTGCCGATGCAGTAGCTGTCAGCGTAGGTGCTGTAGCCGCTGGCCAATCAACAGATGTAGGCCAAGTAACAGTAAAGCCACTTGCTGATGCATCCTGAATGATTTCAATGCTAAAGCTATACGCAGTGCCGCTGGCTGGTGGGTTAGAGAACGTGAACGTGGTGTTCTCTGTCAGTGTGTGGCTGAATGCGTTACCTGCCTCACAGTCCACCGTAGTGGCGTTTGTAGTGGATGTAACCGCTGCATAGGTTTCGTTGTAGCTGTCAACGATTAACTCACCAGTGATGTCCACATCGCCAGTGTAAGTGCCGCTAAATACTTCGCTTGCTTTTGCAAGAGGAATGCCACCAGCGGTTGAGCCATCGTGAACCACGATTGTATTCTTGTCTGTGTCGACAGTAACCTCTTTGGCAGCACCAGTGAATGTTGAGTGCTGTGATGTTGTACCGCCGCGTAATCTAATAGATGTTGCCATGTTTCAGTCCTTACACGATTGAGCCGCCATCAATGATGCCGCCAGTTATGTTTACGTTGTTGGCATTCTGAGATGCCATGGTTCCACTGTCTGTGATGTCAGACAATGTATGAGTATGCGACAATGCAGCATAGTCTGCATCATGGTTGTGTACCGCAGCCGCAAAGTCTCCAGTATTAGATGTCGCCGCAGTTCCCAAGCCTAAGTTTGTTCTAGCTGTTGCCGCGCTTTGCAAGTCAGACAAGTTGCTTGCTTGAGAAAGAAAACCAGAGCCAGCAGTAACACCTGCTTCCCAAGCAGTGCCATTGTAAATCTTGAGAGTTGTTGACGATGTATTGTAGAACAAATCGCCAGTATCAAGGCTTGTTGTTGGTTCAGTTGTGCCAACTCGATACCGATCTGAAAAGTTATTAATACCAGAGACATTTGAGGCAACTGTTGAAACAGCAGAGCTAATCCCCGCCACAGTCGACACATCACTTGCCACACCTGCCACAGTGGGAATGCTGCCACTGACACCTGCAACGCTTGTGACATTGGCACTTATACCTGCCACTGTTGTGACATTGCTTGAGATGCCAGCAACCGTTGTAATGCTTGCAGATATGGGTGCAAGAGTTGAGATGTTAGACACCTGACCAGCAACGGATGTAATGTCACTAAGATTGTTGTAAACAGTAACTATAAATCCGTCAGGCGATCCTGATGTTCCACTTGTTGCATCTGCAACAGAGCCAAAGTCATATTCAGTTCCAGCAATAAAACTGCCAGACGTTAAGTCATTAGCAACAGTTTCAATCTCAGAGATTGCCTCATTAAGGTCATTTGCAACTGTCTGAACTTCTGTGATCTTTGCGCTTACCGCAGCAAGCTCAGTATCAACATTTGCCACCGCTGTAATGTCTGATGTTAAGCCAGCCAATGTTGTAACGTTTGCTGATATACCAGCGACAGATGTTACATCGCTAGAAATACCCGCCACTGTCGTAACATTCGCAGAAATGCCAGATACTGTGTCAATGTTTGTTTGCTCGGCAGATGTCGGTGTTGTGCGGTTCCAAGCTGTGCCGCCTAGATCGTACACCTTCATTACATTGTTCGTTGTGTCAAAGTATAGAGCGCCATCAATCAGCGCATCGCCATCATTGTCTACTGTAGGATCTGTCGCTTTAGCGCCAAGGTAGCGATCATCAAAGCTGTCGTAGCTTGCTGCCGCTGCTGCCTCAGATGCCGCTGCATTTGTTTCTGATGCCGCCGCCGCAGTCTCGCTGGCTGCTGCCGCAGTTTCGCTTGCAGCTGCCGCTGTTTCACTTGCCGCCGCTGCCGTTTCACTTGCTGCTGCCGCAGTTTCTGATGCCGCCGCCGCGCTTGCGCTAGAAGCCGCCGCCGCTGCATTAACGATTAAATCCCACTTAGCAATATCTGCATTGCCACTCAAGGGCGTTGCGCCACTAGATGTATGCGCTGTGTTTGCTAGGTAAATATTATCGTTGCTGCTATCTTTAACTAAGTCACGTTGATTGTAAGATACGCCAGCAGCCCAATTCCCGCGATAAACACCAAGCTCAGATGTGATGCTAACATCGCCAGAACTGTCAAACGCAAACACCTTGTTTGCCCGATCTGATGCAGAGATTGTAAACTCAGAGCCAGTAATTGTATTTGTGCGCGATGCTTTGATTGCACGGCTTAATTCTTCTTCGTGCTTCTGCGTCATAAAGACGACTTTATCCAACGCTTCTTCTAGCGACTGCGCTGGAAATGGATCGTTAGGAACAAGATCAAGCCCCTGAGTAAGCGGCTGCTCACGCAAGATCACAACAGTTTCTGTAGCAGTTGGAGCTGTCAAAAATGTAACGTTGCCACCGCCAGCATCGCCAACCCCGCTCACTGTGTAGTGCGTTGTGATTGTCTGAACTGTCTCAGTGCCATCGCTTGCGCGTAGGATGACAGTCAAATCACTTTCGTCAAAGACTTTGAACGTGTACGCAAAAACTGTGAGCGTTCCGTTGCCGCTGTAGCTTACTCTGTTCGTGCTGCTAGATACTGTCATCTTCTACCTTCTTCCTTGAGGCGCTGGACTTGTTCATATGCTGTACGCATATTCGCATATTCAGGCAATTCAAGCAACGCCCTGAAGCCTTCGTCTATAAACTTGCTGTTGATGCTACGCAGTAACGAAACACGCTCTTTGTCAGTCAGCGCTTGATATGACAAAGAAGATGTCACTGCCTCTAGTGTTTGACGGAATGTTAAATTCCCGTAACCGCTGCGATAAACGCTGATTTCGTTTTTAGCCATATTGACCAAATCAGACTGCATGCCGTAGCTCAACTTGATCGTTCCCATTCTTTCAGGGTTGGTCAAAGGCCAAACATTGGTCATTGCCTGCAAGCGGATCAGCTCTTTCTCGTAGCTCTCTAGCTCTTCGCCTTTCTTTAGGCGCAAGCCTGATAGGTTGCTAAACAGCGCAGCTCCCGGGCGGGCAGCAAAACTAAATTCATCTGCCCCGCGTGCTACGCCAAGCGTGTCGTAAACGATTGCGTTGCGATCCCGCTCATCGCGAAAAAAGCTGTCTTTGGACTGCATCGCATCCATTTCAGCAAAGAACTCTGCAAGCATTCTGCCGCCACCGCTTTTAGGCGTTCCGACAATTGCGTAGTTCTTTGATCCATCAGCCTTGGCATACTTGAACTGCGTAACGCCGTCCTCATCAACGTATGTCTCTTCCAAGTCTTCCATTGTGTAATACTGGATGTCCTCACGCGGGCGCACGCCTGTCGGGTCTGCCAGACGTTGGAACATTCGTTGCAACGAACTCAGCGGGTTTGGCAGGCCAGTTGGTGTTGCGCTTTCTGCGTAGCTTCTTGCAAGCTTGGCTGCGTCAAAGCCATCCATAAACGCAACGACATCCGCAACACCTTGCAACATTGGCAGCTCTTTATAATACTCTGCTGTCGCAAGCGCGGCTGCATGGATGTAATTCTGCTGCAACTCTGGATCGTTTGTTTTGTTGGCGCGTTGTACTGTGTCTGCTGTGATTGCAAGAATGCCGCCGACAGGCTCAAAGCCTGCATAGCTAACATAAAGCAGCGGGCCGTTTGGAACACCAAACGCATCATACAGCGGCATACCTTCTGGGAAGCCTTCGCCCTTTAGGACAAAGCTGTATGGCTGCCAGCCGGGCGGCAAAGCCTCGCGCGTCTTTTGATCGCTGGGCATCCCGCCTGTTAGCCTGCCTTCCATTGCATACTGGCTTGTCTTGTAAATAACAGCACCACCAAGCGTTAAACGCCCCGCTGCCAATTGCTGTGCGCGTGGGCCGTTCTTGCCGAGTAGGTCAATAGATGTTTTGCTGAATGGCGTGTATTCCATTGTGCGCAGTAGAGCATTTGTTGGCGCTGTTATAAATGGCATGATGAAGCGGCCTATCAATGTGCGCTGGAACATGCCTGCCACTTTGCCAAACATCCCCAAGTCTGACTGCAACGTGTCAAACCGTGCCTTAAAATCTAGGTCATCTGCAATCGCCCGAGGATCAAGCAGCAACATGCCTGCCTCATCCAATGCCTCTTGATTGCTCATGCCTTGGCGCAGTGAATGCTGATAACGCTTGTTGACCGCTGTGTAGAACTCACCGCGCTGGGAGATTGTCTTTGTAAATTCGTCGGCAGATAGCAGAAGTCTAAACGGAATGCGGATGCGCTTGCCAAGCTCATCAAGTGATTTCGCAAAGAAACTGTTGCTCTGGCCTGATGTCGCCGCATACTGCTCAACATCTAGTTTACTTGCGCCTGACGGCATCTCAGTGCGCCATGCAATTGATGCAGCTTTCATCGCATCGCCAAACGCATCTGACCAGCCCTTTAGGCGCAACAGCGCGTCTTCCATATACACTTGGTCTTCGCTGATTGGGTAGCGCATACCGAGCTGCTTCCGCGCTCCGCGCACTACGCTGCCATACATGCCTGCGAATACTTCTGTTGGCAACTGGAACAGCATAAAGGATAGTTGACCTATGGCACTTTTTGATTGCGTGGCAGGTGATGACAACAAGCCTGCCAAGTACGCCTCATGCACCATCTGCTTTGTCTTGGCGTACCAGCCGCCATTTGCAAAGTCGTTAATACCTTTTAGGCCGTTCTCTTTGCCAGCCTTTAACAAGCGATCTGCCATTGCATCTGTTACGCCGTCAGCTCCGCTTTCTGCCAACAACCGTTGCGCTTCTTCAGCATAGCGCGTTGCATCTAGCTCACCGCTGACTTGGATCTGGAATGATTGCAATGCCCGAGCAGCTTCTGTCTGCGCACCCTTTAGCTGCAATTGAATGCCGCTGTGGATCGCAAGCTGCCTGCGAAACTTTAGGCGCACAGATGCATCTGCCTGCCCGCTCTTGATTTGCTTTGCTAATTCTTCAAGCTTAGTTGCACTACGCACCAACAATTCGCGTCCAGCAACAAACTCTGCCGCAGTCAGTGCGCCATCGCCAATCTGGCGTTGCAGCAACCTACCCTTAAACCCAATCTCATCTAGCAGCAGTTGCTGCGCATCAAAGACTGTTTTGTCGTTTGGAATGTTACCACGCTTGCGTGCAACTGTTTCATCTTCGTAAACATCACCAATCGCCGTGATGACTGCCTTTACGTCATCTTGGCTGTCAATGTAGTCAAAGTTGAAATCGCCGCCATCTTGCAGCGACTTAATGTTTTGATCTTTTGTGCTGATGCGCGTTAAAACTTCGTCTGCAACCTCTTCAGCAGCCACGCCTGTCTCTGGCTTGAAGCCCTGCTTCTCAGCTCTCAGTGCCGCCTTGGCTTGCTCGTTGACATCAATTGCGTTTGCTTCTGCCTCTGCGGCCTCGTCAGCCAAGGCAGATTGTGCATCAACCAAAGTGTCGGCGGGCGCTTCCTCACCAATCGCCGGGGCTTTTAAACCACGCTCTTCAAATGTCTGCACGCCTTCTGGGCTGAGTATCTGTGGTGCCAACTCGCGCTTTGTGGCTGCTTCAGAATATAGCTCTGGCGCTTCCATTAGGCCGCGCTCTTGTGGCGTTGGAACGCGAGGGGCTGTGCCAACTACGCCTGACGGCGGGGTTGGCTTGGAAACCCTTGGCTCTAGCTTGCCCAGCAAGCTGAATAGATCACCAACACCAGCAACTTGGATACCTTCCTGCTCTGGCCCTTTGGCAAACTCAGTAGGTGCGCCTGCAATGTCGGCACGCTGCCGGGCTTCTTGGTCTTCTGCTAGCTGGGTTGGATCGATTGCCACTGTTTAAGCCTTTTACGTTTGTTCTGTTATTTTAGTCATGCCAACAACATATTTCTGCTGCGCTGGCTGGCCTGATTGTTCCGCCGCAATTTGGTCTTTAAGCCATTGGATTTCTGGCGCGTTCTCACCATACTTTTCCTGCAACCTACTCAGCCGTCTTTCCAAGGACTGTGTCATAGTCTCCCCTTTCAATCACTTCTGTCTCATTGTGTGTGACAATTGCTGTCGCAATGTCGCTGTTTTCCTTTTGTATATCAATGACGATGTCGTCAAACATGTCTTCGATCTCGTCAATTTTAGCAGCTTTTTCCTCTGGTGTCATCGCCTTCCATGCATCCGCGCCAACATCAAACTCTGGGATGTACTGGAACCGCAGGCCAGTAATGCCTGCAACGGCCTCTTCGTTTTGCAATGCTTGCCGCCCAGGCATGTCTTGAACTCGCGCATCTGTTACGAATGTAAACCCGTCAACGCCATACTCTGTAAGCTTGTCAGATAAGTCTCTAGCAAAGTCAGCAGACTGCCGCGTTCTAAAATATATTTCTACACCTGGGCGCGTGTCTGGTGTTCTTTCTGGCACAATTTTAGATATAAATGCAGCATCCTGATCCGCATCCTTAGCCACCTCCACCATTCTAGTTTTTACGCCAGTTGGGTCAAAGTTTTCGCGTACAACAAATTCTGCGTTAAATGCGCGTTCATCTTCCTGCATAAATCGTCCATAGGTGTTGTTGACTTGATACATCACAACGCTTGGATCGTCTTTAGCTGGTTGACCTAATCGCTCTGCGGTTTCTGCTTGCGCTACGTTTGTAGGTCTTTGATTTGGACGTTCAACGCTAATACCTAGAACATATCTAGCAAGCGGCGCAAACGAACCGTCTAGCTCTTCTTGCGCTTCTTGCTTCGCAAGCTCGTCAGCCTGACGCGCTTGATCTTCACGCTCTTGCATTCTGGCTGCGTATTCTTCGTCAGTTTCTCCAGCCTTTTGCTTCAACGGCTTTGGCGGCGTAAACTTTTTGTTTAGCTTTTCTCTTAGCTGCTTAACGCGCGGCTGATCCGCTGCGCCTGCCAAAGATGCCTCAAAGTCTAATGAACCGCCTTCGCCCGCTTTGCTTGTCCAGCCTTTCTTTGTCCATATTTCTTTTTCTAGGAACCACAGCACAGCTTGTAGATCGTCTGCGCCCATGTCACCGATTGATGGCTCTACCGACTTAATTATACCTTGTTTGTTAATTTCGTCGGCAGCAGCTTGAATTACGCGCTGACCAAATCCAAACTCAGATCCGACCTTTGGCTCTTGCAGTGTACTGCCTGCCAAATGCTGCCCAGCAACGCCCTTTTCAACAGGCGGCGGCAGGCGCTTTTGACCAGACATACGGCGCAAGAACCGAGCTGCCCAAACATCAACTGTCGCTGCGTTGGTGTAACCAATCAGGTTGCCTGTAAAGTTTGGTGTCTTGGGCGATCCTTTCGCCGTTCTAAACATATCAAGCAACGCTCTTGTTGAGCTTGGGCTGTTTGCGTTAAATAGCTGACCGCTTGCCTTAGTAATAAGCTTAAACGGATTGTTAGGGTCTTTGTGCAGTTGACCAAGTTTTACTGGGTTTGCTTCGCCTTTTGCCAACATCTCTTCGTACATGGCAATTTCTTGGTCAAACTCGCCGCGTGTAAATCGGCGCATAATCTCAATAGCGTTATCCCAGTTTTGCGTTACGCCTGTTTGAGCTGATGTTGTTCCAAGCAAATCGGCAAATACATCACCTAAACCGCCAAACTCTTGGCGCATTCTGGAACGCATAGATCGATACCAGTTTGCTTCATTAATGATTGCCTTAGCCGCTGGATCTCCAGCCGCTGCTCTTGCTGCAAGAGATTTGATTTCTTCAATTGTCTTTTCAGCAATTGTTTGCTCCCACTGTGCAGGATCAATACCTTCCGGCGGAATGTGAAAATTATATGGCACTTCTTTGTAAGTTACCTCAATCTTGCCATCTTTCTTTTGCTTAACATTTGCAACTTCCATACCTTCTTGCAGCCAGCCTGCATCTGATGGGTAGTTGTTTTTCTGAACTGCAATTTGCGCTTCAGCTTCAGTTGCAATTTCTGGTGTGGGCAGATTGGCTGCAATTTTTTCTTTTTCTGGTGGTTGCAGCAACTTAGCAGTCATTGCCAGCACGCGATCAGATATTGGCCCCACTGGGTTGCTATAGAGCGTCATACCTTCTGCATCAATTCGACCTTGCGCCTCTTCGCCCATACGAACAAGTGCTGGCTCCATTGCCTTAGCGCCACGCTTCAGCAGCTTGCCAAACGCATAGCCAACGCCTGTGGCCTCGGCAACGCCAGCCGCCATGATTGCCATGCCGATTGCACGCCCGCCCATTGTGCCGCCTTCGCCGCGTTGCTGTTGGAACATCCGATAGCCCTCTTGGATGTCCATAGTCCCAGCGGTTAGGAAATCACCAACGCCAACCTCAAAGCCTGCCGCGCCTGTTCCAAACAGCGCATTAGAATAAACTTCTGCATTGCGGAGCAGCTCGTTTTCCCGAGCCTTTATGGTGCGCTCAATCTCAGCCTCGCCCATGCCTTGCTCTCTTAGCTCTTCCGTTAGCCCCATCCCAGCTAAGTTAAAGAAATAGTCAGTAACTATGCGGGAGCCTTCGTCACGCAACGTAGGATCGGCAGTAATGATTGGTTGGCCTGATGCTATGATGTCAGCCACTTCCTGCTCTGAGAGAGGCTCTGTGCGGCTCTCAGACATGGCTGGCTGCGCATCTAGGCCAGAAGCGCTGATCTGCTCATCAGTGTACCCAGCAGCCCGCAGATCGTCCAAGGTGTACGACCCTTGGATCTCCTGCAATCTCTTTGCTTCTTCGGCTGCCGCCTGCGCAGGCGCTACATCTGACGCGCCGGGCATTGCTGGCTGCGCTGGCGCTTCTGCCATAACCTCTGGCTCTTCTTCGCCGATCTTAACGTAACCGCCGCTAGGCATGGATGTCAGGATGTCATTCATGCCGCTTTCAGGATTGAACACGCTTTTCTTGTCTTTAATGATTGCAGGATCAAACCCAGCATCATTCATCTCTTGCGCATCGTAATACTTGCTGACTTCAAAGTCTGTGTTGTCGTTTAATAAATCAGCCATTAGTACAATCCTGTGTTTGCGTACTTAGCTTTGATATTCGCTTTCATTACCGCGTATGCATTTTTTTTAGTTTTCTGCGATGGCTCGCTTAAGCCACTGTACCATGCATTAATTGATCCAATTGGATCGGCAGGGTCAATGGACAACCCTGCATGATCTTCTGAGTACTTAGCAATGTCTTGTTCATACTCTTCACGCAATGCTTCGGCGTATATTGATTGGAACTGCTCTACCTGCTGCAACGCAAACGCTCTAATTTCTGAGCGTGTCATTGGGTTGCCTTCTGCTTCTCTGCGCATGTACTCATCAAGCAGCTCGGCATCAGCTGCGTTAAATGCTGTCTTGGATGCCTGCGCCAGCTTGGGGTTGTCAGTCTTAGCATCTTCCTCGTTGTACTTAAATCTGCGCTTGATTAACCGAGTGCCTTCAGCAAGAGCTTCGTCACCCTCGGTGAATATCTTCATTGTCAGCTCACGGTTTTGAGCTGCCGTAATTCTAGATGAATTTGCGTTTAGCTCAGTAACTGTCAGCTCACCAGCTTCTGCCAAGCCTCCCAGCCTGCTGTAAACGGTTTCGCTTCCCTTGCCTGCCGGGGCAAACTTAACTTCACCAGTAATATCAAGCTCTGCACGCAAAGCTTCCTGCTGCGTCTTATCCATCCAAAACTGATCGTTTAGTGCATTCTCAATAAAGTTTTTAGCCTCAAGGCCAGATATTGCTTGGCCTCCATAGGCTTCTGTAAATGTCGCAAAGTCAGATGGCGAAAGTATTTTTTGCATCGTTGACGCTGGAACTTCCTCACCAATATTAACAGACAGCGCAAAGTTGTACGCCCTCGTGTTGCGCTGGTTTTGCGTTTCAATGACTTCATCATCAATCTTTTCTTGCACGTTAAAGAACGCAGCCGCGCTTTTTAACGTATTGCCAAGAATGGCTGTCGCTTCATCTGGCGGCAAAGTTTGCAGCATGTTCAAAACGTGATTAGGAATTTCGCCGCTAATGTTCATCTCTGCCGCTGTAATCTCACCAGCCCGGACTTTGTCTAACTGATCGTAAACATCCAGCAACTGCATGGCACGATCCAGATCACGGCCCGCGTAGGCAGGCACAACATTCTTGGCAGCCTTCAGCAAAACCCGCTCACTCACGTTGCCCATAATATTAGGATTAACACCACCAGTTGCCACAGCCTGATCGTGTATGCTTTGCAGCCCAGCTTGTGACAAAATCAAATCATCAGACGTATAATCAAGATACGGATTGGATAGCGTATTGACCTGCTGATCCTCTAGTGCCTTCAGCGCAGCCTGCCTGCGCTTCTCAATCTTAATATCAACAACTTCTTTCAAGCGGAACTTGATTGGTATTTCCATCTGACGGAAGCTGTTTTCAAAATCAGATAGCGCATATTTATTCTTGCCAACCTTGGCACGCATCTCATTGTAAACGCCTTCAACGCCCTGCTCATACTTCATCTCGCCATCAAAGATGTTGCCGATGTCGTTGCTCTTCTCTAGAGTATCCGACAATTCCATCAAGGCTTCTTTGGCAGAAAAGATTGCTTCGTTCTTCTGCGTTTCAACGAGCATCTTGTAGCGCACGTTGTTGTACTCAGCAGCCTGCTTTGCAATCTCAGTTACAACGCCGCCTTCTGCTAACGCCTTTTGAATAAAAGGCTGCGCACTTTTTCTAGCCGTAATACGCGCCCCAGGGGCTTCTGACGTTGGGCGCATTTTTGATGTATATACTGGTATTCTCATCAGTCAAACAAGCCTCTTTCATACCCAGCAGTCGCAGCTCTACCAAAGCTTGAAATCAAGCTCTGCGTGCCTTGCGCCCTCAGTGTGGCAGCTTGCGCACCGCCTTCCATGCGTGACAACTCTGCGCTCAACCGCGCATTCTCTTGTGCATCATTGATCTGCATGTTGGTGACAGAGTTGTTAAAATCTGCAACAGCTTGGTCATACTCAAACTCGCGTGCGTTTTGGCGAAGGACAGTCATGGGCGTGCCATGCGAAATGTCTATGCCAGCCGCGCTGTAATTTGCAACGACTGTGCCTTGTGTTTGAGCAAACCGAAAACGATCAACGCGCTCTTGCAGAACTGCGTTGCGGTTGATGATTTCACGCTGTTTTTCAAGTAAATCAATGTCGCGCTCAATCAATTCAGCGTTAAACTCGCCAACTGCCCGCGCTGCTGCGGCTGCTCTGTCAGACGCTGCTTTTTCTGACGCACCGCCTGCAATGTCAAAAAAGAGGTCTGCGACAAACTCGTCTGGATTAAAGAGCGCTTTTACTATGTCTACCATCTAATCACCTCACAAATCAAATGTGTTCATGCGTGGGTACAACGCCAGAACAGTCATTGGTAGTGGCTGTGATTGCCGCACATAGATGCGATCACCGTCAGTGAAACCGCCCGCAAACTCGATTTCTTTGTCTCCTGTGAATAATGGCACAGCTTCGTCCATATTCATAGAGCTGTCACGGAAAAATATCCTATCGGCATTTGCGCTGTCTGTTCCAACTTCTGCGCCAACAGTTTCGTGAAAGCGGATCGTAATATCGTGAATGCGCTTTGGCTTGCCCTGAGATGTGCCGTCAGACGATCCAGCTTCTAACCGCAAGGTTTGCATTTCGCTTGTGTAACCAAAGCCCACAGCTCCGCTTGTTGCGCTAAAGTCTAGGTTTATGCCACCGCCAGAAACAGTTTTGTCGGCATGGGTTGCGCCATTCGCAAGCACCGACATCGTTTCGCCTTCTAGGTGGTACAAGCCAGACAGGCTTGTTGTGGCTGACCCTGCGTAAACCAAGCCGCTGTCAACAAAGAACGCGGCAGTCGTGTCGCTACCAAAGTCAAACGTCTTCATTACTTCAACGTATCTCTTTGTAGCACCATTAATAGTACGCTTCACAATCATGTACAGCTCGTCTTCGCCGCTGTCTGTCGGCAGCGTAATGATGCTTTCTACAACAGCCTGACCACCATTAAACGCACCACCAATCACATGCTTGTGCCACGCAACAATTTCTTCTTCCCGGCGATACGTCAGGCCAAGCAGCGTGCCGTCAGTTCGACGCGCCCAGATAATGCTTTCTGGCTCCTGCTGAAAAGCAAACTCTTGAATGCCGCCTTCAGTTAGATGTTCAGCTAAAACCGTGATGTCAGGCGCAGCGTAGCCAGCCACATCAACCTCACCGATGTAACGAAACTCTCGAACCTTACGCGCCCCGCGTTGGGCAAACAAAGTAACGTCAGCAACCTGCACAACCTCGCTGTCAATGCAGCCATAGTTGGAGTACTTGCGGATCACAGTTGACGTAGGTGTGACAGGCCCGCCGTTTGTTGTCGTTAGGACATATTCACCGCCAGATGTACCAATGTTCAAAATCCGCGTTGCTGACAAATAGCGGATCGCGTTCACTTTGTTTGACGCAATTGTATAGATCAACGCATTGTCATCAGCAGTGCCTGTCGTAAAGTTTAGATAGTCAGCACTTTTAGAAAACCACAAAGTCTGAGGATTGTTGTTTGTGGCACCAAATACCAACCGCTGTTCAAAAAACGAGACAACAGAGGGATAGTTGTCTGTACCTGTTAAGGCAGGAGACGGCGTGCCAACAATAGTAGCTGTGCTAATCGTCCAAGCATTGTGATCTGTTCGTGTCAACGTCCGTATGGCATGGCTTGGATGCACGAGGTACATCGTGTCGGCAGATTGCGCAAAACGAACATCGTTGATCTGCGCAGATGTGTAGGGCGTGGTGATTTGATATAGCTTATCAACTGTAATCCCCGAACCGCCGTAAGCTGTGTAGGCTGTCGTATCAATATCGTTGCCAAACAAGTCTTGCAGCGTAAATGTGTTTGTTGTCACATTCGCAACAAGATAGTTGCGCTCAACAAGCTCTGTCATGTCGCCGCTGGTATTGTAGAGATAAACCTCATCACCATTGGACATGCCATGAGATGCAGCAGTCAAAACGCCAGGGCTTGCTTGCGTCACAGCCGTAACTGTCTTTTCGCTGTCTTCCAACACCTGCAAGCCGTTACGAAAGACGCGCATATACTGATCGCCAAACTCTAGCGCATATGTGTCTGCCGTCTTAAACTCAAATGGAATAAGCCGGGTCACGTTTGAGCTGTCTTTGACTTCCCCAAGGTATTCTGTGCC